ATTCTTTTGATATTGTAAGAGTCATAGTTTGAAAGTTAACAAGACCACCTAATTGATTCCACATACTGGATATTTTACTGTATTCATCTTTAATGCGGGGTATTTTAATAAAATCTTGTTTGTTTTGGCGTCTTGCTATTTCTTGTTCTTCTTCACTTGCCGTTTGATACATAGATGCAATAAAACTATAATATTCATTCTCTGTAGAGGTTAATATTAATTTGCCTTCCGTAAACTGCCAATAGAAGCCATCACGCGGATCTATGTACTTGTCTCCACCTGCCCAAGGCTTTATAACATCACTAATATTTTCGTGACGATGATCGTATACTTCTTTTGCTTCTAGTAATTGTTCAAATCTCATCAGAACTTATACCGTTAACAAATGTACCGGTTGTTACTGAGCCATCGGCATGGGTCATAGTTCCGGCTCCATTCGGTTGTCCGTTGGCCCATTCGCCGTCATACTTACTTCCATCAGGATCAATTCCAACTCCGGATCCATTCATTGCTCCCAATTCCCATTGGCCTTCATATGTTCCACCATCTGGCCAAGTATAACTTCCTGTTCCGTGTGGTATTCCGTCTGCGATGTCTCCCATATAATTAGTCCCACTATTACCATATATTTCTATTTCAGCCATTTTTTTTCCTTTTTAATTTATAGCTTTATAATATTTACTTTATTGTTTTCTTATGAATTGGATGATATCGCCAATCGTCTAGGCCTACATCATCATCATATTTGTCATGCCAATTAACATAATCACCTAATGTACCTTTTGCAAAATCATATGGGCTACCACCTATTTCTACCCAATGGTGGGTCATGTATCCTCCTGTTTCGGCATCTCTTCCTTCGTCTGTTTCTAGTTCGCCAAACACACCAACTACTTCTTCAGGAAATGCCCGGGCAACTGCATGAGCAGTATATTGGCATCCACCAAGTTCACAACTATCAACATATTCCTTCCAGGTACTATGTTCTTCATAATCCATTAAATGCTTTTTAATTTTATCTCGTAATTTATGGTGCATCCAATATTCATGTTCAGAAGTATCAATTTCAAATAAGTCGGCTAATCTAGGCATCTATTGCACTCCGTACATACATTTCTTTATCTGAAATTCGTTGATAAAGTTTATCATTAGTTACGTATCCTTTTAATTGGGCTAACTTATCTATTAGTGGTTGCAATTTTTTATCTACTTGCCTATAAAGTTGTCCTTCAACTCCTGCATTAGAAGGAGCAAAGTTATACTTTCTTTTGTTTACTTTTGATTTAACTTCATATGGAGTGCTATCTATTCTTGTATAATCTTGGTGTTGCACAGGACCCAATTCCATTATTATTTCTCTTATTTTCATATTAGCCCCTGCCATGTTTGTTTATAATCTGTGGTATTCATTATGTCGTCACGTACAAATTTTTGAATACGATTATCGAATGGAAAAATTATTTTTTGTATCTCATCTTCGGTGTGTCCTTGTTTTTCTAACATTTTTGGAATTATATATTTTTCCATCCAGCCTTGCATACCCCAGCCACCTATCCAATGGTGTATACGTCTATATTCGTACACCCATTCTTGTAATCCTTCTGCAAAATCTGCTGTTTCGCCACCGAATTCAGATAGTATGTCTTGAAATGCTTTAAGATGAACTGCTATACTTTTTTGTCGATTAAAATGTTTATCAATTTTTTCGAGACTTTCTTCTTCACCGGAATTTGCCATACCACCTATTTCATAATCATATATGTTATATGTTTGTAGTCTAAGATATTCGCCTATTTCTGAACCTATTCTAATATCTGCTTTTGTAACATCCCACCATGATTTTCTATCTGAATAACTCCGTTCAGCATATTCTTTTAATGCATTGCCTTTTTTAAGTTTAGGAATTATAACTTCATTTATTCCACGTATAAAATCAAACATATCCAGATCTTTATATCGTTCGTAATAATGTTTGCGCCAATGAGTAAATCCAACTGCATCAAGCATTTCATTTACTGCTTTTAATCCGTCGCCCCTATTATGTTCTTCCATTAAACGTATAACACCTGTGATAGGAGCATCTCTTTCAAAATCATCCCAATTTTCTTTAAGGTCAAAAAATTTCTCCATCCAGATGCTTAATGCCTCTGCAAATTTTTCTTTGAATATCGAATATAATTCTTCATCAATTACTAATCCGTATCTATCACGATCATTAAGAACAATGGGTCTATCCTGTACATTCATAAATTGACCACTTTCAAAATGAAATTGATATATTGGATTACTAGTTGCTATAATACTATCTTTATCATAATTAGCATCTTTTCTTCTGATTATATACAAAGGACCTTCTTGTCTATATTCATTAAAATAATCTGACGAACCCTTACTAGCAGTACACCATTTAGTACCTGCACCAAATGAGCATGATGCTTGTGAGGTGTTTGGTGTTACCACAACATATCTAGCACTCTCTGCAAATACATCATAACTACTAGGATCTATATGATATTCACCTTGTTGCCGTTTTTCTTTTTTAGTTAATTCTTCACCAAAGTCATCTACTGCATCTTCTAATTCATTTATATCAGCATACTGGTTAATATCACGTTTGTTAAGTCTTTGTTTAAATCGTCCAAATAACCCTAATGCATCTTTTAATCTATTAGAATCCTCAAACCCGCGGAACTTGTCTTTAATATACATGTTCATAACAGGTTGTATATATTGTTTATTAGGGGTAGGATCTATAAGTTCAAACTTATCTAATACATATTCTCTATTTTCGGGATCATCAAATTTAACATTAATACCACGGTCAATTCTGCCAATAGTAGTTGGATCTTTACGTTTAACCGCGGCCATTACTTTGGTCATAAGGTTATCGTTTGCTAATGTTTTTTCTCTACTGTATTCTAATAAAAATTCTTTATATCTCATTCTATATTACCCATACAACCAATTCGCAACACGTTTATACTTAAAGTTAAACGCATTCATCATAAGTTCTATTTCACGCAAACATTCATCTCTGCCACCACCACCCATTAGTGCTGGTGTATATCGTTTTAAATCATTTGGTTCAAACCATGGAGCACAATATATATTGTCAGTCGTCATAGTATGAATTAAATCATCATCTATTCCATATACGTTATTAACTTTTCTGTTGCCATCACTTAATATTGCTTTTAATTGATCTTCTTCTATATCTCGAGAATCATTTAGCCTGTTATTATACATATATCTGAAAACTCGTATTATCATCCAATCTTCTATATTATTATCCATCCAACCACGTAAAAATGCATAACCTTTTTCCATAAAGTTTAAATCTGCATTTGTGTTTAATCCACGTTCAAAATAATGTTCTTGTACTTCTTCTTCAGTATCTTCTATGCCAACATCCATTCCATTATAAAATATTAATGCTTTTCCATTGAAATTATTCAAATATTCAATTGCATTACTTAAAGAAGTATCATATCCTCCAGGACCGGTTAATCGAGTACTAGTTGAATGTACAGGCTGAAAGTCTACAAGTATCACGTTACCACGAGCACCGTATGTTCGTTTTTCGTTTAGTTTTCTAATCTGCCTATATCTCATTTATTATCCTTACTACGTCTACCGATTTCTATTGGATCTTTACGTTTAACCGCGGCCATTACTTTAGTCATAAGGTTATCATTTGCTAATGTTTTTTCTCTACTGTATTCTAATAGAAACTCTTTATATCTCATATTTTAATTCCATCCTTCCATTCCCCTACATACTTGTGTCCATCAGGGTAAGTTTCCGTTCCTTGACCATTTTCTCTCCCATCTTTCCATTCTCCTATATACTTTTTCCTATCCGAGAAAGTGAATGTTCCTTGACCATTTCTTTCTCCATCCTTGAATTCTCCTTTATAGATACTTCCATTAGTGAAAATCATTGTTCCTTGACCATTTTGTTCCCCTTCCTTGAACTCCCCTATATACTTTCTTCCATCAGACCAAGTGAATGTTCCTTGACCATTTTGTTTCCCATCCTTGAATTCCCCTATATACTTTCCTCCATTAGCCCAAGTGTATGTTCCTTGACCATTCCACCTACCATCCTTGAATTCTCCAACATACTGTTGTCCATCAGAATAAGTTTCTGTACCTTGACCATTTTTTTGATCATCCTTGAATTCTCCTTCAAATATACTTCCATCAGGACGAGTGTATGTCCCTTGTCCATGTTTTAAATGTCCATTCCATTTCCCTTTCTTGTATTCCCCTTCATACTTTGTTCCATCGTTGTTATATCCTAATTCTGTTATATCAATTTCTTCATCATTTTTGTTATACCATTTACCTTCTTTAGGTGACCAATTATAAACGAATCCAATAAATTTTAATCCATCCCATGTGATAAGCATTCCAACTCCATGTGGCAAGTGATTTTTGTGGTCTCCTACATATATTGCACCAGTGGGTAGTTTCCAATAACCTATACCATTTCGTTGATTATCTTTATATTGGCCACAATATATTTCTTTTCCTTCAAAATATGTTTTTATTCCAATGCCTTTTGCTTTATCTTTATCAAATTCACCAACATATCTATGAGTTAGATTTCTAGATTCATACATTCCAATGCCATGTTCTTTCCCATTTATATAATCGCCAATATATCTTCTTTTTGTAGGTTCTGCACAAACTCCTATACCTGTAAAATTTTGTTTAGTTTCTTCAGTAAGTTCCATTATACCTTTACTCATGAGGTTGATCCAGTATGCTTCTAATATTTATTTGTTTTTAATGATTATTGTTTATAAGTATTTCTCTACGACGTCGTCGTATTTTCCGGCAATAATGTTTTGTCTAAATTGTGTAGCATTTTTATCTATCCACTGCATAATTAAATTATTTGCTTCTTCTCTAGTACCGGTTATGGAATGTTTTTTAATGAAGTTTCGTATCATTGTATTTTGAAGATTCATACTTACTTTATGTTGTGCAGAGGCAGAAAGGTCGCTATAATTTTCATTTATTATGCGTAATAAGGTTTCATTTAATAATACAAATGTTCGTAAATTCATACTAATATTTATTAATTATTTTAACATAATTTCCTTCACGAACCATAAGAGAAATACGGTTATCTTCATTTAACAAATTCCAATATGTATTTGCAATATCATCAACATCACCTGTTAATGGAAGCAATATAGGTTCGCCTCGAAAGGGAGGTAACGGGTCTCCGTCTCCCATATATGTTGTTATGCAATATCCAACTCCCAAAGGTATATCTGAATATCGATAAAAACAATGATCGGTATTGCCTGTATGATTTCTTTTTATAACAGATAGTGTTATGCATTGTTCGTTTTTATTTACATAGCCAGATATTCGAGGAGTATAATTAGGAGCATCAGGTTCGTAAGTCTCATATGCTAATGATGTTAAAAATCCGCTTCCTAGCATTAATTTATCATAAATCATATCTGTTTGTGATCCATTACTTACAATAACATTATGTCCTATGCCTCGCATAGCATTATAAATTATTAGTGATGGATCTTTAACTAACGAAGGATCGGCGGCTTCAGTACTTAAAATATTATTTTTATATTTAAAAACTCTATTTCTACTATTATCACTGCGACCCATTATCCAATAAATTACAACCCATTCACTATCATGGTTACGCCCAATGATAATACCACGACCCGGGTAACTATTATTTGATATGTGTGCTAAACTGTTATTCGCATTCATCGCAAAGTTTTGGAAAAATGTGTTCTTCTAATACATCATAATATTCTTGTATTGAATGGTCTCTACCATCTATTTCAAAAAATGACTCTTCTTCGTGACTCTCATCCCATTCTAATGTTTCTGGATTTATTTGAATTCCGGAATGAAGAAAAGGATAAGGAGGAAGAAAAGGCACAGGATCATTCCCAAAAGAAACACGGAAATGAGTGGGTCTATTTTCAAAAAAGGTCGTACTGACTTTGGGAGAACCAAAAGTATATATTTGAACATCATGCCCCCTTTGGTCTAACCATAGACCAATTATTTGTGCAACTGCGCCACCCATTGAGTGACCCGTTAAATATACTACTTGTTCTAATTTATAATTGTCATCAATATCTTCGAGTATAAACATGGCGGCATCTTTAAATCCACGATGTAAATTAATATCACAATGTCCTGGTTCTGTACCGCACCAGTGGTCAGTTAATCCGTCATCTTTCCATACTCTAAAATCAAGATCTGTTACTAAAGCATTTTTAGCACTTTTTGTACCTCTAAAAATAAGAATTGTCACACCTTGATCTTGTTTTACATGATATGAAAATTCATCTTTTCGTATTTCGTATAATTTATTTTCAGCAGTAGCTCGACGATATGATGTGTTACAATAATTTGCCATTTCGACAAGTTCAAAAGGGTCTACCGGTAATGTATCTTTATTGCCATATTCGCCATCGCTTCGAAGTAATTTATTAGTCCATGCACAACCATTAACCATGTATACTATGATTATTAGGAACAGCAATATAATTTTTCGAGCTTGCATATACATATTTATGGAATTTTTGTAAATATCTGGTAAGGTAGGGTTTACAAAAATTACCCCATAGTTTTTATTTCTACTGGGTTACCATTTATATCATAATCTATTGGAGGACTGCCATGAACATAATGAAGCATTTCTATTTCACTAGTTATTTCGGCTTTTACTACAGGCCATTTATTCCATGTTGCTTCTAATGATGTCATTCCGCCGCGATGTAACATTGTGCTACCATCTTCTAATGTAAGTCGTCTAACTTTGTATTCTTCAAACTCGTCAATTTTGTGTTTTTTTCTAAAATCATTTGATCGCTGTTTTCTTTTGTAGTATTCTGTTTGCATTCGAGTTCTACTTTAAAAACGTGATAATCTGGATAGTCATTTTCGTATGGATGTAATAATTTATGTTTTTTTAGGGCTTCTTTTTTAGAGGTGGCTTCAATGTGTTCGATACGGACCATCCACGGGGGAGTATTATTTTCGAAATAAAGCGTATAGTGCATCTCAGCACATAACCTCACACATTAATTTATATAAAAATATTTATCGACCTTTCTAATATTAGTTTGGTTAACGCTTCCTATTTGTATTTCTTTAATTTTAGCTTCAAGATTTTCTTCCCAATATTTTACAAATCGTTGCATACGAGGATATTCAGGAGGACAATCATCATCTTGAAACATAAACAAATTTAGGATATGTTCGTAATCAGGCATCCAATAGAGCACCTGAATTGTGGTTAGTTCCCACTTGTCAATTTTGACATAAGCCACATAAAACCTCCTTATTAATAAGGGCTTTGATATGTTTCGACAACCATTATGTCATCGGCTTCCGACATTCTATTTAAAAATATTCTGTATTCTGTTTTACTATCAAAAAATCTTATATTAATAGAACTTTCCGGAATAACATATGCTGGAGGTTTTTGTGATTGAGCATGAGGTTGTTTTTTTTCTGCTTCCACAATTGCCTGCGGTATATTATACCATCTTACAAAGTGTTGAAATGACTTCATATTATTTGTGTACTATTTCCCAACCTTCACCAACTGATTCATTTGTTAAATTAGGCGATCCTTCACCACCTAATTGAGGCGGAAGACCATTGCCATTTTTGTGAAGTTCTATGCCTTCAGCAATTTCTGGATCATCTTTCTCTTTGAACCAATAATCAGTTGTTTTCGCTAAGACTGCAACATAAGCACCTACTAAAATATTGAGCAGGTCTCTTGCTTCTTCAGGTACCAATCTGAAAAACAGTAAGGCAATTAATACTAAAAATGTGCCAACGATAACTAATGTAACTGAATATCGGGCAAACCAATTTGCCTTACGTCGTGTTTCTAATTGTTTTAATTTTGTGGCTTGAATATCATGTTCTGTTATATTGTTGTTTTCTTCGTTCATGTGTCCTCTATATTAACTACTACTTTATTTATTAATTAAGTCATCCCAGGTTATCGGTTTTTTGTTACTTGTGTCTTTTTTAAGTTCTTCTTTTTTCTCAATTGTTTTATTATCTGTTTCGCTTAAATATGCCTTACGTGCCGCATCACCCATCGCACCTTCTAAAATACATTGTTTACTAAATTCTCCTAGCATTTCAGCTACTATATTCTTCCCAACTAGGTCCATATATTTTTCAACACATTCAATTTTTCGCCGTATTTTATCTGTTATACAAACACATTGATTGATGCCAAGCACTGGTATAATTGGTGCACCAAACATTCGAATAGAATTCGTATTTAGATGTTGAAAACATGATTGTACTAGATTATGAACAGCGGCTGTTGGATATCCAAGTTTATCTTCACATGTTTTACTGTTAACTGCGGTTGGCACTATTAAAAGTGCCAACGCAATTACCAGCTTTTTAACGTACTGCGTCTGTTTTGGGTTCCTCATTTGGTTTCTCTTCTTTTTGAGTTTCATCTTTTGGTTCCTTAGTTTTTGGTGGTTGTGGTATTGTTGGTTGCCCTTGTTTATCAAAAAGTTGGGCTCCGGTAACTTCTAATTTCTTAAGTGTTACAGTAACATTTTTATAAACACGATCTCTTATTAGTAACAGATCAACTGTATCACCTGGTTTTTTAGTTCTTATTATGTCTGTAATATTTTCCTGTCTATTAACAGCCTGGCCATCTACACCAATTATTGTGTCAAATTTTTCAAGTCCTTCTGGAATATCAGTAGAAGGAGCAACAACACAACCAAATGTATTAGGTATAGTAACACCAGCTTCTTTTACATCAGGCAAATTTACTATACTATTTCTATTTAACGGATTTAGATTTACTAGGCTCACACCCATAATTGCCCGTACAAATTCTTTACCTTCTATTAAAACATCAACAATTTCTTTTGCATCATCATTTCGTAGTGCTAAAGCAACGCCTGCATGACTTTTTATTTGTTGTGGACTAATTATTAATGAATTAATTCCAACAACATTGCCTGCGGTATTTACTAATGGTCCGCCTGAATTACCTTGATTAATAGCAGTATCGGTTTGAACGTACCGTACATATGGAGATCTAACAATTCGTTTATTATTACTAATAATACCTTTAGTTACTGTCCATACCATTCCAAATGGATGTCCTACTGCAAATACATCCATACCTTCCCAGGGTTCTTCTAATGACCAATTTAGGTATGGCAAGGGTTTTTTTCTTTTAGGTATTTGTATTACTGCTACATCAGCAAGAGGATCTGTACCTATTATTTTCACATCATACATATTCCAATCATCGCGATCATAAAATGCTAACATTAATTGTGTAGAATTATGAACACAATGATAATTTGTTACAATGTATCGTTGTTCGTTAATAACAAATCCACTACAGGTCCCCCGTCCGTTAGGGTTTGTAATAGATGTATTATTGGCACTTTCTATTAAAATAAAAACAGTTGCCTCTTTAACTTTGTCTACTGTTTCTTTATTAAGAGTTGAAGCAATTGCAGATCCTGCAAAAAAACACAATAAAATAAAGATAAAAACTTGTCTCATTATTAATCTCCTTAGTCTTTAAAAACTAAAATCAATAAAAGTATATTCGTAATTAAAAGTTCAATTGCCAATATAGTATGATAGAACACCCACCGTTGTTCATATAAGTGATCTTTATCGAGTTTAACATCAAGTTTTTCTTCAATACTCTGTTTGGTTTTTTTTGCTTCTTCTAAAACTCTCGCTTTTATGTCTTCTAATATATCCAATGTCTTACGTAGACGATTCATATAACCTCCGACCTCGAGTAGGATTATTCTATGCCTTTTAAAAATTTATAATTTCCGTTAAAGGTTTTCGACTATTGTTTCACCATGCGTTAATTTTAAAACAGTAAACTTCTTTGTTTTAAATCGACTGTTTAATTTTTCTGCTAAATTAAATGCATGGCCAGCATTTGGAAAAGAAACTTTTTTATATTTTGGTCCTGGATAATTTACAAGACTATTAAAGCTTCGAATACTGATAGGGGATCCATCATAGAATACTGCATAGATTGCGGCTGCCTTCAAAACTTCTTCACTCCGGAAGGTTTTTGAGTCAGTGTGTTCTAAAATGATGGTTGGTTTTGGTCTCGCCATTTCATATACCCGATATATATTGTTATTTATCGCTAGATATGACGAATATAATGCTAGTTTATTAATTTGTCGGACTCGCCTTTTTTCTTTAATACTATAGTGTTAGCGGTCTGACTTGCAATAAACTGCTTTGCTCTTTCTTCTCTGTCTTTTATTATTGCTTGCTGTAATTTTTCTTTGTTGATAATATCGCCGGTAGGATTTCTTGTTGGTATGTTTAGGATGTCTTCAGGAGCATACCATTCTGTTTTCCACATTCCTTTATACTTAGATCCTCGCTTTTCGCCTTTCGGGTCATACCAAAGTTCTAAATGTACTTCTAAATTACCTTCTTTACCAATTGGAAACATTAATTGATAAATGCCTATGGAGGGATAAAATTTAAAGGCAGGATCTTTATACAATTGAAGTTTTACATGAACTTCAGCATTATGTTTTTCATCTTCAGTTAACATTATTATAGCCTGCTGTTAAGTATAAAGCATGATCTTGGACTTGTGATCCAATCCGCTGTAAATTATACTTACCGCAAAACTTCATAAAATGTATTCCTACTTGGGGGATTTTGGGTTTTTCAACAACTTCGGTGATAGTCTCATCCATTGTAGTTTTAACCCATTGGGGTTGTTCGCTTAAATCAATAAGTTTTTTGTTACGCTCATAATCGTCGAGTACTGTATGTTCTTCTCCATCATGATCAACCCATCGTTGTAACATTAAATTATTCCAGTTATATCCTTGCTTTGTACGATCATCAAATGCTTCTAGCAATCCGACTTTATTTTTAGTACCTTTTTTGCGTACTCCTGGATATGCACTAAAAATGTTATCTGAAGTATCTCCACGCATACACTTTTCGAAAAGAAGCCAACTAGGATTGGGTGCTCCTTTTGGTTCTCCAGTTTTTTTATCAATAACCAACTTACCTTTTCCATCATAATACCCTTCTGTAGTAATCTTAGTATCAGAAATACCATTATAAATTTGGACATTATCTGTTATAAGTTGAAAAAAATCCGAATCGCTAGAAACAATAATATGTTTTTCTTTTGGATGTAATTGAATCCATCTTGCAATCATATCATCTGCTTCGCAATCCTTATTACACAAAACCGAACAATTTGTTTTTTCTGTTAAGAATGTTTGGAATTCTCCAAATTTTTCAAAAAAGTATTTGTCTTCTTTTATCTCGTTTGGAGTTAAAGCATCCCGTTTCTCTTGCCTATTTTTCTTATAAGGTTCATACACTCCCTTGCGCCATGAATGCCCTTCAAAACAAAATACCACATGACTACCGGCAAAGTCTCGCCATACTTTGTTTACAGATGTAAACATAATATGCATAGCCATACCAACCTTTGTGTCTAGATCGTCTCCTCGAACAACATGTTTTGCTCTAAAAAACATATTGGTTGTGTCTACGAGTATGTATGTCATTATTTTTTTTCTTTATTTTGTTTTTCTTTTTGAATATCTGATAATTTAATTATATCAGCATCTGCTACAAAAGAGTCATGTGCTACTTCTTGTGCGGCAATTGTTCTACATAAATCATTAAACCATAGATCAATAATGTCTGCTTCAGCTTTACCATTGTATCCATTTTCTGCAAGCATTTTAATAAATGGCTCATTCCAATCTAATTCAAAATATCCTTCAGATGGGCTTTCAGGATTTATTTGTGTATCTATTACTTGTACCCAAGGTTCTCCTTTTTCTGTTGCAATATCTTTTGGAGTTTTTGTTTTAGCAACTTGTTTAGGTTGTTTTTTCTTTTTAAGTTTATTTTTAAATTTATCTAATATTTTCATTATGTTCCCCATGCGTTTCCAAATAAATGTACATGTAATCTAGGACTGAATCTATATCCGTATTTTAATGCAAGTTCGGCAACACCCTTTTCTGTAAGTTCTAACCCTTCAACTGTACCGCCACATGGCATTAAATATACTGGAACATTTAATCCATAGGCATGTTCTGCTGTAATTACTTCTTTAATATCTTCTTTATCTTGTACTACAAATTTTAAATATAGTTCGCTATTTCGTACTCTATTATATTCTTGTACAACTTCAGGTTTAATTGCATCCTTCCAATCTTCTCCACTAATACTTAATTTAGGACTACATGACCAGGTTATATATACTCCTGCTCCATGCCGTTCATCTAAAAATTCTTTAAAGGCTGGGGTAAATTTTTGTGTAGCATTTGTTTCAATGGTAACATGTTCTAACCCTTCAAATGCTTTTTGTGACAATAAGTCAGGTATTTGCTTTTGCCAAAGCATAGGTTCGCCACCTGTAATAATTAAATGTATATCATTCCAATTTTTACGTGGTGTTAAATTTAATAATTTTTTTGCAACAACAGAGTTTTCTTCAATGGTTGCAATATGTTTGTATAGATGTGACCAAGATGCACTTGTATCGCATCCTATTTTTGGAACAGGAAGATCATGGTAGGATTTATAGTTAAGTCTGTTTGGATCTGTTACGTGAGGCATTTGATCTTTTGGTAGCCATTTAGATTGATCTCTACCTTGGCCAAACCCTCTACATTCAAAATTGCATCCAAACATACGCAAAAAGACGCTTGGTGTTCCTACCCAACGCCCTTCACCTTGTATGCTATAAAATGCTTCGGAATATTTAATCTTCATTTGGTACAATTTCGCAAGTTATTTGTCTACCACCACGATTGGATTTAGTCATCTTAATCTGTTCATCTTCTTTTAATCCTAAGGCTAAATGTATCTCTGGAGGTAGTATAACAGTTTTTCCGTCTTCCTTGACTTGAATATCTTCTGCATTACAATTATACACTTTTTTGCTCATAATGTCAACTAATTTATTGTATTATTAATTGGTGGGCCCATTATATCTTGAAAAGGTTCAACGCCGAGAATTTGATCTCCGTCTTCATCTAAAACTTTAAAATTTGTTGCAATATAATTCTTGTTAGTTGAGGTAAAATCAAAGATAAATGTTTTTCCTTCTGCGTCAAACTCTAAACGAGCCCTAGAAACAATTGATTCCGAGTCATTAAAATCTTTAGCAATTTTTCCTGAGGCTAAAAATAATAACTTTGGTATATTGTCTTTATATTCGATAATTTCCTTTGCATGGGATGACATGTCTGACACCTCCTCTCGGATCTTCGACATCTCCCGTGCGCCTAGGTATAAGGTGTACATGTGGCCACATAACTGTTTGACCCGCCGCGGCACCTCTGTTAATACCAACATTAAATCCTTCATAATCTTCATTTTTAACTCCAATATTACCTTGGTTATTTGCGGCAATAAAACAGGACATAATACTTAATTCATCTTGTTTCTTGGGGACAAATAAAAGATGTCCTTCGGTGACCGGATAACCGTCTTTATAAACTATATACTCGTTAGTTTCTTCTACAATGTTTTTGTCTGGCCACGGAGCATCTTTATAACTTTCTAAAAGGTCGGTAGATTCCACCACTCCTCCCATGGAAATACAATCCATTGCGGATCGTCAATTTTGTTAACTATGTCGCCTATGTAATCAACTTCAAATTCACTTCCAGTATTTTCAATTAAACATGCAACTTTAACATTATTACCAAATATCATATCATTTTGCCATTTAGGATCCGCAGGGTGTGTACTAGCTTTCCAATCGTTTTTAATCCATTGTAATGTTTTACCGCTGTCGTTGATATCATCAAAGATAAGAATTTTTTTACCATTATAAGCATCTTCGGACATCCATGTATTGCTTTCTACATCATCTTCAGTATTTTCTCCTGCTCCGGCTTTAAGTTGTACTTTTAATGTGTACATTGGCACACCTGTGTAATGGCTATATAATCCAGCAGGATAATTCCCGCCTCTAACTATACCTATAACATAATCAGGGCGCCATGCATCATTATGCAATCCTCGTATAATATTATGCATTAATGAGCTTATTTTAAACCAACTAAGATATACTTTTTTCATTATGTTCCATAAGGTGGGTCAGTATCTATTAAATCTAATATGCGTTTTGCATATAGTGCCGCATTAATTGCGCCATGTTTACCTATTGTCATGCATGCCACAGGCACGCCTTTAGGCATTTGTACTATGCTCAGTAAACTATCTATGCCCATTAATTCACTTTTCATAGGCACACCAATTACTGGCAAATTTGTTTGAGATGCAACTACTCCCGGTAGTGCGGCGGCCATACCTGCGGCCGCAATAATAATTTTATATCCTGTTGCTTCCCATTTTTTAATATATTCTGTTACTTTCTTTGGATTTCTATGTGCAGATGCAGTAACTATTTCGTTACTAATACCTAATTCGTTTAACTTATCAACACAATGATTCATAATTTCTAAATCACTATCGCTTCCTACTACTATTCCTATCATATTTTGTTGTTTACCATATGTTCAAAAGAACCTTCGACATAATTACGAATTCCAGTTTGTTGTTTGTTGATTTCTTTTCCAACTTTAGCTCTAAAATCTAATTCTTGTTTGATCATTGATCTGATTTCTCGCAATTCTGCGGAATGCATCTTTTTTATATCTATTCTAGTCATTACTCGCCTTTTTTATTAGTAATTGTGTTTATGCTGGTCTGGTTCTGCTGGCTAGTAGTCTTGTATTGGTAATAAACTTTCTGCAACTGTAAAAATTCTATCATAAGGACTTTTAATTTTATCAAAGTCTTCAGTAACTACATCTACTTCCTGATTAATGTTTCTCAATGCTCTTGAAAGACATTTCCATTTATTCTTACCTCTTTTATATCCTATTATTAAATTTTTCATATTAATTTTTATTTATATAACGTATACACGGTAGACGTTTCATCAGGAGTAGAAATTTCTACCTCACAATTAAAAATATTAATTAATCTTTGTTTTAAATAATCTATATTATAAAATGCATAGAAACCAGAACAAGATGATAATTTTAAAATTTTATTTGAAATAAAACTATCTTTGTCAAACATTTTTATATCATCACCACGATCCTTATCCCACCGTGAAGTGCATAGTAAATAAAAAATATTATTATCTAATTTTGGCCATCTAGTAATATCAATATCATAAAATTTACGATAAATTATATTTAATAAATTAATATTATTTTTATTCCAAACATTAAATACAATTTTTTTTCTAGTTTTTTTAAAAGCAAATTGTAATATTTCTATTAAATCTCTATAATCACAACATAGTGCTACATTATACAAAAATGTATAATCGTGTTCTTCTATTTCTGGATACTTCACATTAGGTTCTCCAGTTATATTATATATCCAGTTAAATTTATTATAATAATAAAAATTGCTGTTTGGATGTAAGAATTTTCCATAGTCTATTGCAAGTTTAGATACATCAAGACAAGAATATTTTTCAATGATTCCTATTTTATCATCATATAATAATAAATTTCCAGCATTACCACCAATATCTAATACAGAACCCGAATCTGTAAAATAATTTAAAAAAATTGCACCAATATTCTCACTACCTAATATTTGTTTATTAGTTTTTTTTAAAGGATAAATTTTTCTTTCATCATAAAAATCATCAATGTTAATTTCTTCTTTGTACTGTTTAAGAAATTTATTAAAACCAGTTACATTCATCCGTATATTACCATTACTCTCATTAAGTTATCCCCATTGCTTTCTCTTCGGCATTCCCGAAATAATCGTAGACTTCTTGGGGGACTTCAACCCACTCTCCCTCTCCTTTTTTAGGATCATAGTATGAAATCATTGTAAGGTCTCTACTAGTTTCTATTAAGTCGCTTTCTGCACTAAAATTGATAACGTCTTCGTCGTCCCAATCATAACAGTCTGCGGCATTATCACATGCTTCTTGCCAAGTTTTGCCAATATATTCTTCTTCATGGTCACATAGGTTATCTTCTTCTTCATCCTCGTAATGGCTTTCGGTATCCCAAATAAAGGTTAACCTTACTTCGCCATCAGAGTCTCTCATATCTGGTAATTCATCAGTATTCATAATGTTCTTTCATTCTGGGAATGTTACTCCCTTTTCAACCATTGCTTCATAAATTATACGTCGTACTCCTTGCAATGTTTCTTGAATATCTTTAAAATTGTGGTTATCGTATTTAACCCAATCACGACATTGTTGATCTAAATCCCACACAAGCAAAGCCCATTCCATAGCCTTTGTAGCCGCATTAAATTGTTCCTGGTCTTCAGGTAAATTAAATGTTAGTTTTGCTTTCATAATATGTGTCCTTAAAAATTTTTTCTTTAATCATTGTTTCAAACACTCGAAATAATTTTTTACATCTAATATCATGTAATTCACTTAATCCAATCAAAACATTCCCAATTTCATCTTCTGTCAAAGGGCCATCTGGATCATCATAAACCCTTTCTGCTATGGCATCCAAATCATCTTTTGTTTGCCAAACATTTAAAATTTCTGCTTCTAAATTAAATCTATCATATTCTTGCGTCATTTTTACCATTTCCTATGCGATTACCCCCAATGGTACCACGCCACGGCTATCCAGGTAATCCAAATTAAATTATTCCATAAAAAAGCGGTTATCATAAAAAATAATAAAGCATTATGTGTAAGTAAATCCACGCCAACAGTAACCCGGTTAACATTTTTTTATCCGTAAAAACCTTTCATGCCTTTAAGCAAATTAAAGAATTCTCGTTTTTGAGTTTCTTCTTCACGTAATGATCCTCGCACAATAGATGTGGTCATATCACTTTCGTGTTCCTTCACGCCTCTGTGTGTTAAGCACATATGTTCTGCTTTCACAACAACTGCGATACCTTCTGCTTGTGTTTCTGTTTCTATTAGGTCTGCAATTTGTACGGTCATTTCTTCTTGTATTTGGGGCCTACTTGCAATCCAATCTACAAGTCTATTAAATTTACTTAGCCCAATAACATTTTTACCAGGAAATACACCAATCCATGCATTGCCAACGATAGGCTGGAAATGATGGGCACAGGTGCTACGTATTTTAATTGGTCCTGTTACATATAATTCATCGTATTGATTTGCATTTGGGAAAGAAGTTACTCGGGGCTTTGGTTCGTATCTACCTGCAAAAACTTCACGTACCAACATCTTTGCTACACGTTTGGCAGTTTCTTTGGTATTGTGATCGTTTGCTGTATCAATTAACAATGCTTCTAATACTTTTTGAAAACGTTTTTCAACGTTTCGTTCTATTTTAGTTACATCTTTCTCTGTAACTATATCACTAATATTATCATTGCATCGTTTTCCGTTAAAATCTATCATGTCTGTCATGTCATATGTTTAGCTTTTGTAATAATGATGTGCAACTAAAATATTCTTCAGATAATTTATCTGCTTCATCAACTACAGATGGATAAAAACTAGTATAATTATCCATTCTATGTTTTATTAAATTAATAAGTTTTTCTTTATGTTCAATATAATTATCAAAGTTTAAAGTCCATGTAGAGTTATATTTAAAATCTGCACTATACATTTCACTATATGAAAGTCTATCAGGAACCATCGGTATTGCTCCTACCAATGCTCCTTCATAAGGACTAATGCCTAATGTTTCCTGCAAATTAGCACTAAAGATTATTTTAGCTCTTTTTATTATAGCATGATACTCTGCTTTTGTCAATTGTTTTTCTTGGCATATAATAAACTTATATTCTGGTATACTTTGTGCTAAATCTTTAAATATTTCTGGTTGTTTTTCTGGTGCTATTCTGTGAGGGAAAACTATTAAGTTTTCTTTCTCTGCAAATACAGTATTATCAAATAATGTTGTCTTTGAAGCATCTTTTAAATACTCCATTGGCCAGCCTGTACGTATTATTTTATCTTTAAGTTTTTCATGAAAAAATTGATTACTAGGTACATCTGCTGAATCCGTAAATGTTCCATTAAATGTATAATTAAATAATGTTTTTACGAATAATTTGATATGAAAATTAGTAGCAAAATAGTTATAATCTGAAGCATGGAAAATACTCCGCTCAAAATCAAAAGTCCACTGCTTGTCATGTATTAACCTTCCTAAAAAGTCATGTGGGTCATACGATCCTGCATGCCACATTGAATGAATTGTTACAGGTACTTGGAGCAGTTCGCTCATATACTTCAATGATATAATACCTGGATGCCATGCATCTGTAAATAAAAAATGATCTCCTGCTTTGACTGTGCCGTCGCAGAACATCCTACCCATTGTTTCTATTTGCTTTGCTTTATAAATGTTAGTGCCACCAAAGTTTAAAAATGCACCTGGTGTAGTTGCTTTGGGGATATCTTCAGCACCTTCGATAGGTACAGAATCTTTAATACGTTCAGGCAAATGCCATTTCCATTCACACGTATATCTAGATTCAACTGATTCTAAATCAACTATGTAAACTGTCATATATTTCCTTTACTCTTTTAACTGGATTGCTCGCTTGAGTAATAGATCTTCCAATAACCACATAATCGGCACCAAGTTCCATTGCTTCTTTTGGTGTTGCTGTTTTTGATTGTCCGCTAAGTTCTGTTTCATATTTTATTCCTGGACAAACTCTAACTAAATCATAATCAGGATCTACTATATCTATTGCAGGTAAATCCGAAACAGGACAAACAATTCCGCCAAAATTATGTTTTATTTTACCAATATGATCACTCCATATATCATATGATCCTTGTTTATGTATTTCATATTCTTCTTGTGGTGTCCAAGAGGTAAGTGATGTTACACCTAATAATTCAATGTCGTTGTTAAATTCATTAAGGGTGTTAAATACTTCAGGATTGTTTAAGGTGCTTACAGTAGTCATTGTAGCACCCATCTCTATAAATTTACTTACTATTGTTTTAACAGTATTTGGGGTGTCCCATAATTTGCAATCTATAAAATATTCTTTATCGAATTTTTTAAAATACATTGCATACTCTAACAATGTATGATTAATTTTAAACCCATCTACATGATCCCGTAACTTTGCGGCCATTTCTAACGCATCTGAAGGATCTGTATAATCTAATGCTACTATTACTGACACACTCATTTTTTAGTTTGTTGTAACGGTTTGCTCATCAACTAAATCTCCAAATATAATACTACAAACCTCATTAACACTATCTGCTGTTAATATAATGAAGTCACCTAAGGCGTCTATTATAACATATCCACCGCTGTCATGATATCGGCGAACTTCATAATCTCCTATAACATCTACATGAGTTGAACAATTCAAAATTTCTTTGAATTTATCAATGTTCATAACCCAGTTTTAGCAATAGCATCGACGTGTTGGTATTGCTGTTGTACCCCTTTGTAATCCAATTTCGGGATTTGGGTATATTCTGCTACACAACCATTTTCCCCGTCCTCTGAAATTTCTATTTTAAAATCTCTTCCAGGGTAATGTAGTTTAATATATTCAGCTAATTCGTCTGCCATCATTTCACAGGATTTATAATCTAATTGTAGTGTACCTTGCTCATATAATCCTGCTAATTCTCGTTTAAATAGAATAAATTCTACTTCGCGATCATCGTGCCATACTTCTAAATCAACTCTAAAATGAAACATATGTCTATGTTCATTTGCAAGAAATTCTACACCAGGATGTTTGGTGGCATCGGGCCATTTATGTAGTCCTTCTTTTTGAAATGTAACCCAGATATGTTGTTTACTAGTCATCGTCATCGGGTGTGATTCCTAGATATTTTTCAATTCGTTTTGAAGTTTGATACATTTCCCAGAGTTTCCAGTCCATTGCTTCAACTGTTTTTATCATCTTTCTTTCTGCCGCAGACATATCATCTTCAACACTTTCTTCTTCTACTAATTTAACTTTTTTTGTTGCCATATTTCCTTTATTGGAGTATTTTGTCTTTGGAATAATTATCCCATTCAGTTAGATACATATCTTGTACTAACTGTTCAAAAGGTATACACCAAACACCATCGTTTGTTGCATTAAAGGTTTTATCATCTATTTTTATATTTAGGTTTGTGCTTTCGTTTTTTACATCAAGAAATTGTAAACTTATTTGAGGAATAAAGTTTTTATGAAAATATAGATCTTTTAGTTCATGTTTAATAGCACTATGTTCATTATATTTATAGTTTAAAGATACTGCATATTCTGCTTTAAGTAAATCATCTACAACATCATGTAAAATATACCATCCGTTACTTCTGTTATATGAATGATTAGCACCTAAGTAGATGTGTGTTACTTTTTCCTGTGAAGCATGTTTAAGTATTTCTGCTGAAAATTGCGGACCAACAACAAATAAGGTGCGTTGGTTTTTTCCGAGAGTATTTTCTACTTCTGTTCCAACAAAAAATTCAACGTTTGTGGACTCTCCACTTTCGTACGATCTTTTCATTTTCAATTTTTGTTAATATGTTCAGAAGACCAGGTATGCCACCACTATTACGTGATTCGGCTATTCCTTCTAAGCCACTAGTTTCAGAAATTTCTTCTTCAACTTCTTGTAAAGGCTTGACTTTCTTTTTTCTTCTTCCTGTTTTATCCTGTAGGTCTTTATGCACGAAACAATTTCCTCGTCATTGAGATTATTACCCAAATATACATTTTTTCCATAATCTTTAAGGTTTACTTCTTTGCTAATACTATCGTATCCTACGATTTCATGCCTATGATCAACAGATAGAGATTTAAATATAACGACCCCAATAGGTTTCTCCTTAGTTTATTTTAGCATATTTGCATATTTATGTCAAGTTATTTCATTGACTCTTTGAGCGAATTTTTTAACTGCTCGATTGAAACGATTTGTATCATAGTTCCTTAGATGGCCAAAAAATTCACTATGTAAAACGTAATCTTTAATTTGTTGTGGCAACGGTTTTGTACGATCATAATCTGAATATCTAAATTGTGATGCTTCAGAATCTATCATAGGATCAAACTCAACCGGACTTAAATTGTGTGTGCTACTATCTGAACCATCATCATATCCTGGCAATTTTTTAGCTTGTCCTGTAAATGCAAATTCGTCTTCATCCCAATCGCCTGTTTTTTGATTAAATTTTCTTGATGTTGTTTTATCTAACACATGTTCTTGTGTTAAATGCATAAGCTCATGTTTTAATATAGATTTTGCTCGTTCTATTATGTAAAAAATTTCTCTAAATTGTTCTTTGGGTTGATTTTGTATTAATAAATCTTCAGTAATATTTCCAATAACAACCCTTATAATATGGAGCCATTTATTATTACGCACACCCCTTTGATGGGTTCCGTCGGCATCTTTATCAGCAGACGGATTATATACTATTTGTAACCTTGCAATGCCGCTTTCTTTTTCTGTTTTTGGAGTATATCTATTAGGAAATTCTTCTGCTCCAAATTCGGCTTCAATAATATTATTTTTTGATTTAGTCCATTTTTGATCTATTGCAATGCCTTTTCGTTTTGCAATTTTAGCAACAATATTTTTAATACGATCATGTTCTGGCTCATAATCCCATTTAGAAATTTTATAATTGTACAAATAATTTAGTATTTCTTGTTCGAGATGATTAGAAAAAGTTTTGAATATTTTTTCCGGTATCTTAACTAATTTTTCTTGTATTACTTGATCTATTTGCATGTAAATATTTATTATAAATCATGCTCAAGCTCGGTTAATGCTTTCTCATCAGATTGATCAAACATATCTGCATCGTTATCGTCACCCATATCTTCTGTTTCGAATAGTGAATTAAATACTGCCGAAGACGATCTACGAGTTCGTTTATCACTAATATCTGCAAATAATCCTTCTGCTTGTTCAATTAATGTCATCGGATTTTCTGCTTTAAATATATCTTTACATACTTCGTTAAAGTAAATTAAATTGCGTGGCACCCACGGACTAAATTCGTCTTCGTTACTTGTTGCTTTTACTTTACGCCATTCTGTTATTTTTGGTTTATACATGTTACTCGCAGTATCTGCAAGTACATTTGCACGTTGTACAGATTCGATATGCTGATATAAATTATGCGCCATCATTAAAAAGTAACTAAAACTATCCCAACTTGTTGTTGGTTCCTTACCTAATTTATTCACATCACCTGGTTTATAATAACAAATATCGCCCATTGTCATACGTTCTGCAATTGGACTTGTCCACGGACATGGAATAGTGCTACCCGATAATATTTTATTATCTACTGCTTTATCCATTATGTAACTAAAACGATTATTCCTATGTACATGTTGTGTGTACATTTGGCCATGTGCAGTTGCTATAAATGGACTAGCACAATCAAATGTAACCAACATATCTTCATTTACATACTCACGTAAACATCGTTGTATTGTGGTAAGCATACACGCCCAATCTAATCGCGAAGTGCCTAAGAAATGTACTACATCATGTTTACCTTTTTCTAATAACTTATCATCACGTAATACAATTAACCTACGCATAGCAAGATAAATGTTACGCATATTGTTTGAGCCTAATGCCCATCCTTCAAACGGGAAGTACTTTACTTCGTCATACCATTCTGTCGAGGATTCCCAATCCATGCCATGTAATGCATTTAAAAACTTTACTTTTCCTTGTCTGTTTGCGGCGAACCAAGCATTATTATACAATGTGGCTTTGAGTGTTTCGGCATGACTAGACATTTTTGTCCGTCCACTATTAACAGGATCGGCAGTCCATGACGGTACGTCCAATACGAGGGCATAGTCAGCGGTATGCTCGAGCCAATTGAGAATCTTACCACGAACGGCATCAGCATTACCAACATAATTACGATCACTAGGTTCTTCATAAAAATTCTCCCAATCAAATTTAATAACACCTTTACCTATTTGGAATCCACCACTATCAGCAAGACACCAAGTTTTTGATTTATCACGCTTCTGCACCATGCTTTCTTCAATATCGCTTTTTGCAATATCAAGTTGAGCATGTCCTGCAGAATACAAAGACCATTTATAATTAAAATATGCTTGGTCTTTATTTAAAAAATTACAGCCTTCTATACCATTTTCAAACTCTGCAGGAATACGATCTTTTGGCACATATTCTTCATGTTGTTGCTTTGATATAAATGTATTATAAAAGCCACTTATGCTTGGTAAAAATACCGCATAATCGTTATTAGATTCTGTTAGGTTTTGTAAGGTCTTTGTCATGTTTTAATCTTTCTCCAACAATTTTATCATAATAGTCTTTCTTCCAATATGAATAGTAGTTTGTTTTATTATGTAACCATGCGGCTTTTTGGTTAAGATCACTGAACGTTTGTACAAGGATCATTGCTAAGTCAGGATTGCCGTGTGGTAATCCAGCAATCTGACCATCAGTATCATCTGGGTGCCACGGATACAAATATAGGTCCCGTTCAATTGCAAAGTCTTGCCATTCTTCGCAAAAATCTTCTAATTGCTTTTGTGTAAAATCTTTAGCGTCGGTAGCACATACCACAAGTGTCTTACCTTTGGGCATATCTTTAATATATTTTAAAGCAAAAACAAGTGTATTTTTACCTTCCTTTATAAACTCAACCTCGCCCTTATCTAAGCCTATCCGGGCAAAAGGACACATCGGCATGCCCCCCATCTCAGGATTTAGTTTAGTAACATGCTCTACTAATCTGTCTATTTTTTTATCAATATTTTTCATTTTTTATTTCATTATAAAGTTTTGTCGCAAATGCTTCATGGGATTTAGGTCCAGGATGGGCATTATCTAATGCAAAATCTAAATTATGTTCACCTACTATATTTGGTATTGTTTCATGAAAATTTAATATAGATTTTAAATTCAATATTTTTTCTACATGATCTTTTCTAAAATATGCATCAATTGTTGCATCAAATTCTTCATAAAAATGTTTATAAAATAACGGACTTTTGTCAAATGTTCTAGGAGAATTCCATGGTCTAATTCTAATATATTCTTTTGGGGTTTTAAAAATAGTTATTCTATCTTTTATAGTCCAAAAAATAACAACGATATCATTTTCTATAAAATTAAAATTAATAATTTTCCACCATATTTCTTTGTTACTAGCTCCCGGAATTCCGTTATTAATACATTTAACGTTTAATTTATCTGCCAATAATTGCGGCCATGCTAATTTGCTATGTTTGTTTCTAATATGTTTTCCTGTTTCTTTATTCCACACATCAGATAATCCTTCGCCCCATGTAAAACTGCAACCAAATGCAATTAATCTCATTTACTCATCGCCGGTAATATATAATCATATGTTGCAAGTCCGCTGTCAATAGCAATTTGCAATGCACCTTGATCTGAAATATTCATAACACAAGCACCACTCATACCAAGTTTAAGAATACCTAATACTTGATGCAATGGCCAACTCCAATGTTGCTTTAATTCGCCTACTACGTTTCTTGCAAAAATACGTTTACCTACATGTCCGCTACCATCATCGGTTCCAACACCAATAACAACATTTCCATTTTCAGTACGTACAGAAAAAGTTGGTTCAATGTTTACATAAATGTTTGCAATTTGTGCAAGTTCTTGAACACTTTGCTTTGATGGTTCAAACGAAACATTCCAATTAACTCCTCTAAATTTAACAGTTTTAAGTTGTTGATCTACAATTTCTTTACTCATAAATCTATACTGATCAGTATTACCATATTGATCTTCAAATGTTAATGACTCTAATACTTGTTCAGCATTTCGTTCGCGATTGTTTACATTAATTGTTGCTTCGTCTACTTTGTAACTGTCTAAGTTTACAATACCGTTTAAAAAGCCTAAATTGCCCATACCAAATTCACCAATGAATTCCGGCACAGGATTATGTGATTTTGCATTTAAAATAACAGTCCTATCCGGATCCATTGCTTCAAATACAGTTTCTTCAGTTGTTCCTGTTACTTTTACATTTTCAATGAACCCAAGACCAGCAGTATGGTCAACTAGGTCCAAAAGAATATCCTTCATAAATCTCCTTTAGATAAATTAATTAATATATTATAACATGCCGAGCGGCTAATGTCAAGTTAAAATTTTGATATAAATCGTGCCATAGGTTGTATAAATGGAAGTAAAGCAACCGCCATAATTGTATTCACCCCTGTATGTATAAGAGCTACCTGTCGTGTAATGCCCGTAGGCATTCCGTCGCTTACTAATATTCCTGCAATCCATATAGTGCCAGTTGTGCCAATATTTGCACCTAATATAGCGGCAATTGCAGATGGTAATGGCAATGCACCAGATGCAACAAGTCCTATAACAGCGGTTGTAGTAAGAGATGATGATTGCCAAAGAATAGTAAAACCTATTGATCCAAGAAACATCCAATAAGGATTTCCTAAAAACCATTCAAGTTGTTCTATGTGGCCCATAGTTTTCATACCACCTGAAAACATTTTGAGTCCTATGTAAAAAATTATTAAACCTAAAATGGTTTGAAAAACTGGATTATTAAATTCCATGAAGTTCCCCTTTTTATATTTCCATGAATCGTAAAGTTCTCTATCTTCTTTTTTCAAGTTCATTGTCCTAATTCATTCAACAAATATTTATTATGATACTTCAAATAATGAATTAAATGTATTGGTATTTTCAGTATCTTTAAGATCCCAATTTAACACACCAATAAGATTACTTATTTTTTTGTTAATAATTGTTTTTTCCATTTCACTATGATCAAATGGAAGATCTTTATACCAATTAGGTAAGTGTAGTTCATCTATTGGATATGCTATAGATGTCATTCCCATGGGATTACTTTTCAGTTTACATACTATGGTTTTCATGCCATCTGTTACTTCTAATGAATAATTATCAGAATATGCTTTTCGTAGCCTATTCCAATTAATAGCCGCCATAACGTGTCCAACTCCACACTTGCCTGTTCTGTCATATAACTTAGTGTACTTGGTTAGATTATTGACACGCTTCGGAGTACCTTTTTCCCAACCCGGTCGTTCTTTGAATTCTTCTCTGAAGTCTTTTATCTTTGAAAAAATTTCTGTTTGTCCTTTACGATTTAACACATCAAATAAGATTTCTTCTAAGAATTTTTGCATAAACTCAGGCGTATCGCTACGTTTTAGATCCAAGCCCATGGCTTTAAGTTTGCCAGGTTCTCCGTTAACATCTTTGCGATTACCTTCTTCATCGTATACTAAGATACCATATCTTTTCTTTTTAATGAATAATCCGCTTGTAGCAACAATTTCTCTAGCGGCTTTTATAATTTGTCCTGCTTCTATTGAAATACCAAATGCTTTATTCATATACTTTGGAAATGTGGAATTTACTTCCTCACTTATAACATCATATAATTTAATTGCCTTTTCTTTATCCCATTCAACATTACCATTATCTATATCTTCCTTGAGAGAAGGTATAGCAGAATAATACACACTGTCAGTGTCGCCATAAATGATAGAGGATCCAACATGATCGTACTCTCCTGTAAGTACTTTGTTAACTTCTGCGGCCATATGCCTTGCAATTGACCTACCAGTTAATGTTACACTTTGACCCATTCGTAAGTCAAAGAACCTTGATCCCTGATTTAAAATAGCACCATATAAACTATTTAAGTTAATTTTTTTAACAAGTTGTCTTTTATCCCAAAATTCTATTTTTTCTTTGTCACCGGTGTCTATTGCATTCTGCAAATTCTTTTGCATTTCTTTGCGTTCTGCATACCAACGTTCTAACAAGTTTGGAACAACACCTTTGGTATCACATCTAAATATAGTTCCATTTGCTGATATTGCCCATGGATTATTTTGTAAAAATACTGCGTCATAAATTTCTGCACCTGTGTATTGATCTGTTTCTCCATTTTCCCAGTCTACAGTGATCTTTTCTGCTACATCTCGCTCTTGTACTAAGTCATATTCTAATGTATTAAATATACCTTCCCATGCTTCTGCAAAACTTGCTTTATTATTCATTTTTTTGCGAATCATATCGTATGTTCGATCTAATCGCAGTTGTCCAATGATTGTTTCTGGACCCATATTCAATGCACGAATTACACTAGGATACAACGAATTTAAATCCATAGAGCATACCCAATCATGCATTCCTACCTTTGGTTGTGCTACATAAGCACCTGCTGCAGTATCAAACTCTGCGTCAAAATTTTTCTTTTTATCTGGTACTTGAAGTCCTTGACTATGTGCTTCATTTATAATTGCTTGATCACTTACTGCTACAGCCCCCATTGTTGTTTGCAGTAATACAGTATTAGCATGAGCAAGTACATTGGCAAGATCTATAAACTGTAGTTTATCATCCATCTTTTTAAGCATCATTGTATCTTGCCTGTTGTATGCAATAAACTTTTCATAGTCATTGTTATACAATTGATCCAATGTACCTTCGTATGGAACTTTGTTTTCGCCTATTTCAAATTCCCCAACAGCATCTAATCTATATGAATGTATTTCGTGATATGTATATCTACGATATAGTTCCATATAATCTAAATGTACTCGTCCTAGTAAATCAAATGTTTCTTGTTCTCTACCAAATTTTTCATATTCTCTTTTGCGAGGATATTGATTCCACAAACAAAAGTCACGCATTCGTTGTTTGCCTAATATTCTAGCAACTCTGTTTACGGTATATGGTATATCATAGCCCTCACTATTCCACCCACTAAGTATATCGGCGTCTTGTATAATTACTAAAAAATTGTTTAATAAATCTTCTTCTGTATTAAACAACATGGTGTTGCTAAACTTATTACATATTGCTTCTGCATCTTGGCGTGAAACTGTTTTTGGGCGAATAGTTAAAGTAATAAGATCATTAAGCCAACTACACCATAATGTAATAGAATTTATCATTGAAAACGGATTAGACGGATCTGCATATCCTTTACTAGAACTAAAATCCACTTCAATATCAAAGAAGCATTTGTTAAGGGTTGGTGCTTCTTTACCTAAATAATATTCTTCTAAACATCGAAAAATGGGATTTACATCAGACTCGTATAACTGCTTATGGCTATAGAGTTTTCTTTCTTTTTGAAATGCTTTTCCGCTAGTTGTGCTAACACGGTTTAAAGGTTTGCCGTAAATAGAACGATACTTTCCTTTTGCATCGGGATAAAAGAAGGCATACTTTGTAGGATATGTTCTGAAGATTCGTTTTTCGTTTACTCGTTCAACAACATGTATAACATCTTTATCACGTTCAAAGAATGCGTCTACATAACTCATGCAGTTCGCCCGACTGCTGTTAAAACTTCTGCAACTTCTTCAAAGTCTTTTTTGCTTTGTGTAAGTTGTCCTTTAGCGGCGATTTTGATTGCTCTATTGAGTGTAGCCGGTTTCATGTTAAGTTCTTCGGCTACTGCTGATACTGTATCTTTGAGTCCTTCTCTAAGATCAGTCATTTCTTGGGTTACTTGGATTCCTTCGTTAACTATTTGTTTTAGTTTTGCTACATCGGTTGATGATAGTATTTTTGCCATTTGGTTCCTTTCAAGAGATTAGATTTATTCATAATATATTATAACATATATAAACAATTAAATCAATTATTATTTTGTAACGAAACCATTTAAATAAGAAGTTTTTCCATTTTTAATTAAAGCAGTCATTGTTTTTTTTCTATTTGTTCCGTCTTTTCTGTATGAACAATGAATCCAACCACTATTAGGGCCTTCTAAGGGATTAAAGAATTCCAAGATGAGTTGATCAAATTGTAAATGATCTCTAATCCATGTTGCTAATTCTAAATTAGGTAATCCCATAATTTCAAAATCAGCCGCTTCACCATTACAATGTTGACTTTTACTTGATCCACCAACGGCTTTATTGAGATTCGGACTGCGATAGCCACTATTTATTGTAACAACCCGTCCAAAATAACTTCGTACTGGTTGAAGTATGTGACAGCATAAATTTGTAAGATTAACTAGATGTTCTGTGCTTGGTAAATTATCTATACCTTTGCGTATAGCCGTTGTACTTTTTGTTAGTTCTTGCAAACTAAAATTTCGTGTAATTTTCATATTTTCCTTTCGGATTTATAGAATATTTATTTTATGGAGTAGCAAATCTTATTATACCTGAATTTTTTACCATATTCATGAGTTTTATTAATACAGGGATAGTTAGTCTAGCCGCAGATACTGTTCCGGCTATTGCTGAACCTGCACTAGCTACTGTTCCTGCTGGTAATAGAAGAGCTAAAGAGCCTAGCGTAACTCCGGTGCCTACAGCAAGATACTTTGCTACATCTTCACCAGTAAGATGTACAGCAGAAGATCCTGAACCAAAGTGATACATATCAGGATCTTTTGGATCAACATACTTATCTGTTACCCATTTCATATATGTAGTAACCGCTTGTTGATCTTTTTTAGATAATAAGTCATAATTACTGTTTATGTCTTTAATTACCGCTCGTTGTTCTTTGGTTGTATGATCACCTCGGGCAATATCTATAAGTTGGTTATGCATGGCCTGTTTAACAGGTCCACTAAGTTCTGGTTGAACGTAAGGAGTAATATCCGTGCCACCTGCAACTTTGCCTGGTTTTGGTGTTGAAAGTACACCTGGAGCAAATGTGAGCCTACTTAAATCTTTTGGTAACGTATCTGTTGTTTCGTCGCCTTTTTTTCGTCTTCCAGACCCAGTTACTTCACCACCACGAGTAACAATATTTCCTTTTGGACCTATTTTTAATCCTGTGTCAAATGCTTGTTTTGAAATATATGCTTGCTTAGGATATACTACAGGTACTTGTTTTCCTGTTGTTTTACCTTTTGCATAACCTATTTTTCCTCCGCCTCCATCTTTTTGTGCTTTTTCAAATTGAGCTAAACTAGAGTAACCGAGGCCTTCCCAAAAATCTCTTGCGTCAACCCCTTTTTCTGGATTTCTAGGTGCTAAATCATCCTTTTTTAAATCTCTACGCCATGTAGGTACTACCCCTGGATTAAAAAATTGTCCTATAGCCTGTTTATCTAGTTCTGTTTTGGGTTGAATTGGAATTATTTCTTTCCATTCGTTGGGATGAATTTTCAACATTTCTGTTGTAGGATCTTCGACTCCTTTAAGTACTTTCCAGAATACTTTTTTTGCCTTATCAGATAAATCTGTATAATTTTTAATTTCACGTTTTGGTTCTTTTATTGGCGACGGGTCAAGGTCGGGCAATTCTAGTTCAAGTTCTGGTTTCGTAAATACTGGATCTTTAGCAAACGGAACAGGGTAAGCATGAGGTTCTCGGTCCTTCCACGGCGGAGGAATAGGAGGAAAGGCCGGACCAGTACCAATTCCTTGTCCTTTAGCACCCCATTTAGAACCGGCCGGGTCTGGTCTTTCAGGCATTTCAGGTTCAGGCATTTTAGGTTCAGGTAATTTTATTCCTGATATGTCAGGTTCAGGTAATTTTATTCCTGATATGTCAGGGTTAAACATAGGGATCTTGCCTGGATAAGGAATAGTTACAGGAACCGTATCGGGGGCTAAAGCAAATTTCGGGTATTTTAATGGTTTATGTGCAAGCGAAGGAACAATTGCAGGAGCCAGTGGTGGTGGTGGTCCTGTACCTGGCACAAGTGGTGGTGGTGCAATAGGTACAGGTTTAAAGTCCCAGTTAGTTTCTATATCCGTTATTTTAGGTTTTTGGATACGTGGTTCATCAGGAATTCGTATTTTTGGTTTAAAGAAGGCTGCCGGACGAGTTGTTCCTCTGACCGTTTCTAATAATTTACTCTTTTTTTTAGAATTATCTAATTCTTCTATTTTCATTATGCAGACTCAAGTTCTTTTGTTGCGTTAACAACAATTTTATCCCAACGTTTTGCAATAGAAGGATCAATGCTTTCCATTTCAACCGGAGGTAATTCGTCAACAACATCAACGGCCTCAGGCTCAGGAGCAGGCTCTTCAAGAGTCTGTGATTCGTAATCCATATATTGATATACAGAATTAACATTATCATTTGCTATTGCAATATGTGATTGCACCCAGCCTTCTATTTCTTCTGTATCGGCTATCATTTGGTGTAATTCAATAGCCCGTTTTGCTAACGAATATAATTGTGCCTTAACTAAAACACCTTCATCGTCAACTGAATCTAATACACCTTCATTTATATTTTGTTCTTTTTGCATGACCATATAGTCCTCGCCTTTATCATATCCTTTAATATGTAAAAATTTTTCAATTTTATCGGCCCTGTCTTGATCAACAACTATTATATTATTTTCATGTCGTTGTATCTTGTCACCGACTTTTTGTAAAATAAGATTTAATGCATCTTCATTATTAATTACCATAAATACTTCGCCACTATATACTGGCATTTCACTTGCTTCTGTTTGTTCGCCACCAATTAGATCACCAAGACCGGCTTGTTTAAGTACACCTCTAGATATATTACCTAAATTTCGTAATCGCATTAACCTTGCAATGGCAGCCCTATCAACAGGTATTCCTTTTTTTCTCATAGCCGCAATAATTTCGCCTATTGAGAATTCGTTAAGTATTTGTGATTCTGATACATTTTTTTTAATTTTTTTCTTAGGATTTCTGCGTACAATAGGAAACATGCCAACATCATTAGCATCAGCACTAACTACTTTTTCATTCGGTACTGCTGTAGATGTAGCAATATTGCCAGCACCTGTTGCTCCTGCTGAAGCGGTTTCTTGTAAATCTTTAAGTTTCATTTGAAATCCCTATTACTATATTTATTACCGTAACGACAATTGAGCAAACACTTCGTTAGGTTGGGTAGGTACAATGCTAGGCGGTAAAACTTTAATATGTTCGAACGCAGATCTAAATTCGTTTTCATTACTCACGCTTATTGCTATATCTGCGGTTAAATCAAAGAATAACATTCTATCCCAATTACTTCCTGCTTTATATTGTTTAAATTGGGTAACGTAATATTCGTTAAGGGTTGTTTCTCTGTCATTAGATTTGCTAATCATAGTTGCTATGCGTTTACCATCAGATGATCCAATTATATTGCTTATTAATGGTAAACTAAGTTCATATCTTAACGAATTATTATTATATTCTTTATTACCTATAGTAGTTTTTTGTCCTACAGGTAATCGACTATTTAATAAATCTATATACTTGCCTGCAGATATACTTTTTGTAGAAATTTCCATTATATTATTATATTTTTGATTGAACGCATCAAACACTTGTCGTTGTGCTTCAACAGTTACTGGTGGCTGGTGTCCTAGTCGTCCGCCCCCACGTCCTGCATCAGCACTCAATGCTGATTTTATCTCAACCAATGATCCGTCGATAATTAAATCGCCGCCGCCTGATTTAGGAAAAGCAATTCTGTTACTAAGTGTTGCAAGACCAAATTCTCCAGGCCCTTTACGGTTAATGTCTATACCAAATTTTATCAGTGCTTTAAATACTTTATAACCTGCGGCGCTACTAAAAACAGAACTGAGTTGTACTTGAGGCGATAACAATGCTTTTGTGTTTATTACTTTATCATCTTCTAAATCATTTAAGAAATTATTTATATTTTCTTCGTTAAATCCTGCAAGTCCATTAAAAATTATTTGTGATATTTCTCCGATAAACTTCTCAGACATTCCTCCGCCCAAGTTTGCTTGAATATCTTGAATGATTGAACTATGGCGTAAAGTATTATGTACTCTTGCTAATATACTAGCACTTTGCTTTGAATTATCAAGACTTTGGACAGTGGATATTATCTTACCTTTAATAGTAGATAAATCCATTTCATTTGCATTGTCTAATTCTTCAAATAATTCGCCTAGTCTCATTGTTTAACTCGTGTCTTCTTCTTATTATATTTACTCGTTTTTGTGGCATTATCTGATTTTTTATCTTTGTTCCATTTCCAAAGATTACCCAGACCTACACTTACTGGTCCTTTACCAATTGATAATCCACCACCCTTTTTATTAAGGTTTACACCAACATTGGCTCCGCCTATGTTTTTTGCTAAATTAAGAAACCAACCCAAATCTTGTTCATAAATATTGTTGTTTTCATATAAATCTTGTATTTTCATGTTACTCCTCCATTGGTAATAAATCTTGCTTGTTGTGTTCTGCTAAATATTGTCTGTTTTTCCAGTGTTCTTCTGTAAGTTCGTTTTTACTTCCGCCGGTGTATCCGACTGCAAAACCATTTTCACATAGCCATCGGTTTACATTGGTCCAACCTCCGTACTCACCTTCTGAGTTGCAGTTTACCCAAACTTCGCCTAATATTCTTCCAAACTTGCCTCGGCTGTCTGCTTCAGGGCATCTAATTTGAATATCAATATCATCTCTATCAGACATAATTGCCCAATGTACCCATGACTTAAGATGTTTCTTACTAAGCAGACCGTATACTTTTTCATTTAAATTTCTTGTTCTAGATTCTGGTGTGTCTATGCCTAACATTCTTACACGATGTTTAACCATAACATCAAATCCTAAATCAAATACACAATCTAATGTGTCTCCATCTATTACTTTTGTCACTGCTTCTACTCTGTAAATAAATGAACATTCGGTTTCCTTATAGGTTCCCATTTCGTAATTTCCTTTCTAATGGCCAGCTTATTTTGACCTGTTATTGTTATACGGATCTACCCTGTTATACGGATGACCAGGAGATAACAGTTCGGCAAATCTAATTCTCATATCTGTTATTTGTTTTTCTAATTCATCTAATTTGTTATATCCATCTGCAATATCTTTATTGATTTGTGGTATTTCTGAATCTTCTATTCTATGTTGTACTTTGTCTAACTCCATGACAGTTACGAATATCCATGATATACTTCCCACTAATGCTACCGTAACAAGTGGTAAAGCCGCCTTGAATAAAGAATGTTCTGCAATTGCTTGCATTTTTTGTACTGGCATTTTTATTTCCTTTTATTTTTGTAATATCATAGGGTAAATTTCATTTTCGTTACTTAACCAGCCACTCCCGCTCAGTTTGGAATGTGCTGGAGGAACGCTCCATATTGTTGTAGCAGTATCTGCTTCGTCTTGTGTTTTAAATACTGCTACACACCTTGTATATATACAATCAACAAACAACTCTTCTGGATGAAATTTGTATTGACTGGGTGTTTTAAAAATAAATTGACATTCTTCAAATGTACAATTTATAAATCCTGAATTATGTACTTTAACTAATTGATTCCATAATCTAGGTTCTAAAGCAAATGCTTCTCCATCAAATCCTAAGTTATAAGCATCAACCGAAAAAATAGGTTGTTGATGTAATATTCTTGGTTCTATTTTAGATTCGGGAGTATTCCATACTCGTGGATTAGATATAAATGGTGCAAATCCAGTTGCTATCGATTTCATACTGTCATCCACTTGTTTTAAAAATGTATTATCACTAAATCGTTTTGTATCTAACCCAGTATCTCTGTATTGCATATGTTGATGAAAAAATGTTCGTGCTTGTTGTAGTTTTTCTTTAGGAATAACAGTTTTAAAATTACTATTAAATATTTTAACTACATTACTTGCTTCGCCTGAATCACTTTGTTTACGTTCAAAATAAAATCGTTTTAATTCTCGTAATGTTATTCCGCCAATTTCATAATCTAATAACATATTTTGTGATCTACCAACTTCTCTAGCAAATTTATAAACAAATTTTAAATAGTCTACTATTTCGTTATAATTGTTTGCTTGTCCGGACATGTTATCAAATACACCACGTAATCCTCGCCACTCTAATGTTCCTTGATGGTGCGGATTAAGTACATTATATTTGTCAAATATTCCCATGTGTAATTTATCAACTGTCTGTTGATGAGCAAATGCTAACTTGTTTTCTTTCGCTGTAAGATTATCTAGGCTTGCACGAAATCCGTCAACAGACCCTTCTAATTCATTTATACTAGCATATTCGCCTTCTTCGTATTGTGGAATACCTTTATATGTTTGGTAATTTTTGAATAACCCACTTTCTATAAAATATGCTGTAAACCAAGTTGTATCCATGCCACTAGTTTTTTCTAATTTCCCTAATCCAAAATGTGCATGAAATCCACATGTTTCATTTGTATATGCACCGTTATCTAAAAATTCTTTTACTATTCTTGCTACCTTTGTAAAGTTCGGAGGTGTTGCTGTTAATCGTGTTTGAGTATGTCCGTCTTCGTTTTTTATTAAACCTATATCAAATTCAGCTCCAAAATGTGTATCTAAATCATCATCATTTGGTGTAACACTTTGCTCGTCCATTCGTCCTAATCCATATTTGGCAACAATGCGTTCAATTTGAGGAGCAAGTTGTTCTAGGGTACCTGGTTCTAAATCATCAATTTGTGAACTAAATGTTCTTGCTCCTGGCACTACAATCTCCAATTCGAAACCAACAGTAATCTCACTGGCTATTGCTTCGGTAATTATTTCTCTTTCTCTCATTTTAAAAATTGCCCATCCATGAATTCCCCTTCATACTTGTGTCCGTCTGGTGAAGTGAGTGTTCCTTGACCATTCCTTTTCCCATTTACCCATTCTCCTTCATACTTAATTCCATCAGGTGAAGTTTCCGTTCCTTGACCATATATCTTCCCATCCTTCCATTCCCCAGAATACTTAACTCCTTCATTTGAAGACCATGTTCCTTGACCATTCTTTTTCCCATCCTTGAATTCCCCTTCATACTTGTCACCATTGGACCAGGTAAAAGTTCCTTGACCATTTGGTTTATCATCTTTGAATATCCCTACATACTTGTCTCCTTCAAAAGAAGTTAATGTTCCTTGACCATTTTGTTTCCCATCCTTCCATTCTCCAACATACTTATTTCCATCAGTGTAAGTGGATGTTCCTTGACCACTCATTATTCCATCCTTGAACTCCCCTACATACTTCTCTCCATTAGGGAAAGTCATTGTTCCTTGACCATTCTTTTCTCCATCCTTGAACTCCCCTACATACTTCTCTCCATCATGATAAGTTATTATACTATGCCCATGTCTTAATCCATTTTTCCAGAGTCCTTCTTCTCGCCTTCCTACCCCTACTTTATCGGTATATATACCATATCCATGCCATTGTCCTTTTTCATTTACTTCACCTTCATATTTTCCGCCTGATATGTCATCAAACTTTAAAATAACTTTCCTTAATGATTTTTGTGGTTCTTTTTGACTTATACTACTAAGTTTTTTTAGTAGCTCATCATTTATTTCCATTATATTATTGCCTAGTGATATAAAGTGTAAGGTTTACCAATTTCTTTATTTGGCCAATAGAAAATTTTAACATTCATGTTAGGTTTAGCATGAAACGTTTCTACTGGATATTCGCCTTTTCGGGCTAATTTTTTTGCTTCTTTTTTTGTATGTGTTGCAATACCTGCTTTTATTAATGCTTCTTCTTCTTCGGGCGTATACTTATGATACCGGATATCTTTTGCTTTTTTAATGGCAATTTGCAATGGAGTAGATGGTTCTTCATCATAATCTACTATTTCCTGTGAAGGTCTATGATACTTTGTTTTAACTCGATGTGGTTGTGTTCCTCTATTAAGGATACCTTTACCTTCAGATAACTCATATAGTTTCATTACGGTCTTTGCCTCTTCTTCTGTAAACGTGCTTGTTGTACTTGTGCTATTGCGGCGTTAGCCTCTGGACTCATCTTACCTTGTGGTGCCGGTCTTGGTGATGCTACTGGTAGTTTTGGTGATGCTATTGGATGTCTCTTTTTAGCGGCACTAGCAAGAGCCGGATCAACTTGACCTGTTCCATAACCAACAGGTGCCTTTGCTAATTCAGATCCGTCGCCTGAGGTAGGTGGAGATTTTTTAACTATTTTTTTTCCAATTTCGCCTGCCATATGTGCTTTAGTTCCTATGCCTTTTACTTTTTTCAAATAAGGTAATACATGCTTTATCCCCTTCCACACATATGGCGCCATTCTAACTGCTCCGCCGATAACTGCTGGAAGTACTTCATCTACACGTTCTTTTTCTGTTATTACTTCATTTATTTTCATTTAATCTTTCCAAGACTAATGACTGTTAGGTCAAGTATAGCCTTCCTTATGTGCTAATGCATGACATTGCTCGTGTGATAATCCTAGTTTAGCACATAACATGTGTAATTTTTTATGCATTACTTTACTATCTGGCGCAATGTTTGTTAATGTATGTGCCAATCTTTTTACTTTCTTTTTACCCTCTGAACCACAATCTTCATTTACCGATTCACTAAAATCTTCTTTCATTCTTTCATGCATACTAACAAAATCTTCGCCACTATGTAATCTAGGGTTAATTTCTTTTAACGAACTAACAAATCCTTTTACTGCATCAAAGGTACTCCATTCAGTATTCTCTGAAATTTCTTCCATTGTAAATGCGTCACCTTCATCATGTTCAACTGCATAATCATTCCACCAATGATATTGCCATCCATGGCCTTCTCCTCCTTCATCTTGATTAATTGCAGTTAAGACATCTAATATTTCTACTAATCTAGCTGATATAAACGTTGGGTTGTCTTCTAAATCCCATCTGCTTGGGCGTTTTGCATGTATTGCTAATTCAACTTCTTTTGCTCCATGACCAAAATAACCATTGTATGAGCCCTCAATATATTCAACTGCATTATAAAGTATTGTTGATTTAATTCCTGCTACCCAACCGTCAAGGATACCATCTTGAAGTGCTTGCATTATACCATCCGAAAAATCTCCACCGTGATTTTGTAAAAATTCCCATAAATCATCTTCTACTGTTGCTGGTTCTTCTCCACTTACTTTGGCTAACTCCTCAATTATTATATGTCTTATTACTGGCGGGAGTTGAAAGTCTAATATTTCTTCATGTGGTATGCAACAACCTTCCTCTTCTGTTTTAGCTATGCCTAGTTCTTGTATATTCCACTCGCCGGTACCTTTTAAAAGTTGCCAATATGGTGAATCATGGAATTCAGCTTCTATAAGTTTTTCAAAGTTTGGATATTCTTCTGTAATTTGTGCTTCTATTAAATCTAATCGATAATCTTTCTTTAATGCTTCAAAATCTGCATTTATTAATTTAAAGTATGCACCGTCGCCCATAAATGTATGAATAAACTTTTCTAAATTTTCATCTATCCCAATTTCTTGAACGTATTTCAGTAAATTGTCACCGCCTAGGGCTGGGGTTACCTTTACTAGTTCTTGTGCATCTGGCAAGTCCCATACGGAAAAATTTTCTTCTGGTAAATATCCTCCTCCGGCTATACCATCAACATATTCTGATGTTATCAATGCTCTAATTACATCATGATATTTTTTAGTTGGTTTTTTATTACCATAGCCTTTCATTTCACCAAGCATACCTGTTTCTTGATTATGTATAAAAGTTAAATGTGGTACCCAATGATTTTCTTTATGCGGATGTGGTGTTCTATAACTGTAAATTGTATCAGTTTCTTTTTGGCCGGCAACATTACCACAATGTCCCATTGAATCACCTTCGTCTTTACATTCTGCTCTATTTAAATTAAACCATGCCGATCCATCAGGAAATTTTATTAGCACATCAAACGTCTCATTCCATGTTCCTTCACCTTCGGGTCCGGATATAGATCCACCATGTTCAATAGATCGTTTTTCATCTTTAAGACCTTGAAGCCATTCATCTTCTATTTCTTTCCATTCACCCATAGCTTCTAATGGAGGCATAGCGGGTTTAAGTGGCATTGCCCGTACTTTATCTGAAATACCGTGTGTTCCTAAAAAATGCACGAGTGCTTGTGCAAAACTAGATGCACTATCGTCAGGAAAAATACCTCTGTAAGCGTCAGGAAAATCGGCTAGTCGCCCTCCCACACCTAATTGTTTTGCTTTATTTTTTACTTTTTGAATTTCTTTATCTGTGAATACATGATTATATTGCTCTAAAGATGTACGTTCAGGACTATCTGCAGGATAAACACTAGGTGAAACACTTGATAATTTTTGTGCTTGTTGTATAAGACCTAGTTTAGTATCTAATACCCACCAAGTCATAAGCCAAACCATCTTAGAATTGTCAACGGCACTATCCTCGGCCTCGCCTTTTCTAAGCCACCTTTTTGCCCAACTTACCATCTTATCAAATTCTTTTGTAATATTATTATAGGTTGGTGATTCAGGGCCATGATCAGGTTTAAGACCTTTTACAAGGCTATTACGCAAATCATCTACTATGCTTTCTTGTAAAAAAAATACTTCTGACAGTCTCATGAATAACTTTTTCCTTTTTTAGCATCTCTTGTTGCAACTGCATACATAACTGATTCCCCATCTTTACCATATTGATCAGTAAAATTTTTCTTATGAGGTTTTAACTTTTTAACATTATGTTCTACATTGCCTTCTTCTTTATTCGTAAGTTTGCGTTCATTCATATGTGCTTTATATTTTTTACTACCTTTTGGATGAGGACTTTTGCCTTCATTTTGTTGGTTTTGATAAAATTCTTTAAATTGTCTATCTATTTCTTCGGCCCATCTTTTTTGTTCTTCTTCGGTATCGGCGCTTTGCATATTATCATATGCTACTTGAGCTTTAGGTTCACTACTTAGTAGACTTGATAACATACCTGCTCCCCGCATACCCATGCCTGCTATTCCTCGTAATGCCGCACCGCCTGCTCCTCGTAAAAGAGTTGGCCCAATAATTCTTGCAAGTCCTGCAAGGGGAGCAAATTCATATAATCTCATTTTGACCACCATGGATAGAATTCTTTTGCAAAAAATTTATTTTGTTCTATTTTATCTTGATTCTTTCCTACATCAGCTGTCATATTTTGCTTTGTAATTATACCTACCCCTGCGGCTTCTTTAACATTTGCTAAATCAATAACCCAAGCCATTGGTTGTACACCTGCATCAACTGCCATTGACAGTCTTGTATTTCCGCCTATTAAAATATATCCTCGAGAGTCGTGTAAAATAATAGGTAATTGTATTGGCTTACCACTTTTAAACATTTGCCTAACACGTTTTACTTTATCTTTATCAAAAGCATCCCATGGTGTACCTTCAAATGCATCTGTGTTTTCCACATTCCATTCTGGCTTCGCTTCTTGCATATTACCTTGTTTTGCTTTTGCAAACCATGTTTCTTTGTCTGGAAAATGGATACGATAACGAGTGCCTGTAGCATCAAATGCTTCTGCTACTTCACCCCATTCTTCTTCAAAATTTGGCAATACCCAATTAATATTTTCGTTAAGGGCAAGTTCAAATAATCTCATGTAATATCGCCAAATTGTTTTTTATATCTGTTTTGCCGGGCTAAATCATCATATGCTTCTACTAATGTTTCTAATTTACTTTGAAAAACAGGATTATCTTTATTATATAATATTTTATACACTCGCCGCATGTAGAATGGATCTGCTGGCTGATCGATATCAACTGTTGCTATACTTTCAGCCAATTCTTTTAATTGTCTTGCGACCATACTTTGTAATGATTTAATATCATATGTTCCACCACTAGGTGGCCAAATTTCTTTAGTAAATGGATCCTTTGGATCTTCGGATAATCGATCCATCATTTCACGCATATCTTTTGCTTTTTCAGATTCGTACATATAGATTCCTCAAGAATAATTGTTAATATTTATCGGTTTTTATAAAATGACAAGATGTATTAATATGTATATTCTAATATTATGAAGTTATTTCGTGGGTGGCTTCTAACATAAAATCAAATTCTGTACTTTCTTCTAATTCAATTGCAACTAGATCGCCTTCGTCAGGGGTAATATCTCTACTTAAAGAAATATCATAATTATGCATGTCGTCTTTTTTATGGTACACCATTATTGTGTCAGACTCTTCTTCAGGTTCTACTATATCTGTAAATGGCATATTTTTTACAACATCATAGTAGAATTTTACGTCTTCTAATTGAAGTTTGTTGCCGACACTTAGTCGGATGTGATGTTCAAATTCTTCCATAACAATATTTAGCTATAATCCGCTTCGCTTAATGTAATATGGGCTAACCATAATATATTTTTATTTGCTTCGCCAGTTACTTTAAATTCTAAAGTATTTTGAGTGCTATTAAGACTTGCTACTGCATCCCAATTATTTACTGATTCTGCTAAGATTTCTTCTACTGTAGGATTTATAAAACTGAATAAATTATTTGGAGTATCACGTTCAACCATACCTTTAAGTATATATCCTACTGATTCTGATCCTGTTTTTTCTCTAGC